CGTCTAAGGTTTTAGCCGCCTCGAGAGATCCTTGATTGCTGGCCGAGGCTACTTCCGTGCGGGCGATGGTCGTCGCGCGAGACTTCGACAAGCCAGAGAACGACTCTTCCAAGTTGCTAGCGATAGCCGCGTTGGTTTCGCCGTCTTGGAGGCCTTCCGAGAGCACGTCGCGGATGATTTTTCGGGCCTTCCTAGCCGACGTCGATTCGATCTGGGACACGGATGATGCCGCGCGTTTCTCTATATAATCCAAAACAAACTGGTCAAACTTGCGCTTGGCCTTCTTGAGCTCGATGTCCGGGGAAATAGACTTACCACCGTTGAGGATGTTTCCGCCGAAGCTTTCGATGGCGTCTTTGATGTGCTTCTTGAGAATTGATTTCAGTTCGGGAGCATTCTTTTGAAGCTGCGTGAGCACGGCAAACTCGGCCAATCGCGGGTTGTTCGAGGCCTTCACCACGTCGGCAAGCTTGGTCGCCTCTTCGTTGAAAAACTTCTCTACGGACTTGGACATGGAGCTCTCGAACCCAGCGCGGCGGCTGTTCATGCGCTTCCAAGTCGACACCTTCTCGTGCCGAGTAACCAGGTTGATCTGCTTAAACGACTTTCCCAGGTCCTCTTCGGGGTCTCCCTCATCATCAACGATGTCTTCGATATCCAGGTCTTCAACGTCGTCTTCGACTGGGTCCGCAGCTGGGTCTGTTGGGTCGGTCTCGTTTTCGGGCATCTCGCCAACCGATTCGATCGGAACAAGGCTAGAGGCCACGAGGAGTTTGTCGCCACCTTCTAAAGGAGCGTAGCCAAGAGACTCACGCTTCTCGTTCACTGTTAGGAATGACGCGTCCGAAACCTGCTTCCACTTGGCTTCGCGCTTGGGCGCGAGGGCTTCGATGTCGTCTCGGTCGTAATCCAGGGCAAGGTTGTCGCCGAAAGCCGGGGTCAACCAGTTGTTGAGCTCGTCACGTAGACCGTCCATCAAAGGGATGATCGTGTCTTCGTAAAGCGCCATTCGTGCTTCTTTGTAATTTGCGTAGGTGTTGTCGCCCGGAAGGCCCAGCAATAGCGCAGGGTATCCGAAAACCAAGGCGATATCCCGCGCCGAAGTGGCTTTAGAATTCAGCCAGTCCATGTCCGTGGGCGAGAACGACATCTGTTCCCACTCCATGTTGCCCTCAAGAACCATCGGGCGGCCCGCGTTACGAGCTCCTTGGAAGGATTGCTCGACTTCTTGCTTAAGGCGCTCGAACTGCGGATCGGTCAAAACACCTGCAGGGTTTGACGAGTCTACCTTGACCATTAACGCGCCGCTTGGCGTGGCCGAATTCTGCAACAACGACAGGTTCCACTTGCCAGATTCGTTGTGCTGGTCCACGGCGTAGACTGCGGCTTCAATCGGACTCATGCCGTACCAGTCGTCGACCGGGTTAAAGGTTTTCATGTGGAGAACGGCGCTCTTACCAGAGATCTGATCGACCTGCCAGGTTTTGCTCATGCCGCCAACCGTATATATAAAAGAGGCGGGAAGTCCTGTGACGCCGGGAACAAGCTTCATCCGGTCCGGGCGAAGGGCCCAGAGCTCTGTGGGCGCCTGTCCGGGCTTCGGCCCAACGGCTTCCATGTAGGAGTTCCCGCTGATGGCAAAATACGCCATAACGGATTCAATAAAAGCGGATTGGCCTTGCATCGGGTTCGGGCGACGCAAAAGGGTCAAAAGCGGATGCTCTTCGATCTCCATTTTGCGTTTCTTGTCTTTTAGGCACCAGGGAATGCCCCCGCACGACTTGGCAATTCCCGAGATTGCGCGAAACGCCACGACGTTCTTCTGGAAAGCTTCCTTCGAAAACGATTCGTAGTTACGTGGCGTGAAGACCGGCTGTCCAAGCTTGCTTATTGAAATCAGCTTTCGCGCCTCGCTCGCCTTGGACTCCCGACGAAATAATCTGTCTAACCAGCTCATAGTGTTCTCGCTCTCGGGCGTTTTACGGGCATCATAAAGAATTCAATCGCCATGCTTGTCGTGTCCACCTGATCGTCGTGTTGCGCTAAAGGAAAGCGTTCATGTTCCAATAGAAACTCCTCCACCCACTCAGCTCCTATCGGAAGATGGCAGTTACCTGCCTCTACGGTCGGGGTAGCTGCCGTGGCCCTTACTTCTTTATCTCGTGCTTTCGGGTCATAAGCAATAATTGGAAGAGTGGTTTTTTGTTTGAGGGCTTGAATTGCTGAAGATCCTGAGGATTTGTCCTCAATCACAACCGCATCCGGTGAGAATCTTGAAGCCTGAGCCATTATCGCCATCTCGAGTTGAGGCGCTTCGACTTTATTACGCCACACGTCCAAGATGTAAAATCCAGTTGCGGTCTCCATCCAAGTTGCGCAAACAGAATAGTCGTTCGAGATGCCGACCTTCTGCGCGCAATCCCAGAACTGAACGATTCGTTTGTAGGACATGGGCCTCTCGCCGTAGGTCTTCCACCAGTGGCGCTTGAAGATACCACCACCCGATGGGGTCGGAGACTGCTGAAGCTGGGCCGCGGCGGCGTACGATCCGAGCGCCTTCTTAATGGCGAAGATTTCGTCTTTGCCGAAGTTATCGGGCCAAAGTAGCTCACCGTCTTTGGTTCTCGGGTCTGACCAGCCAATGCTCGTGACGGTCTTGGCGATCTGTCCGCTCTCGTACTCGGCCGGAAGGCACAAATGGTCATAGTCGCCAGACGCTAATACGTGCCCGGATAAATCTTTTTCGTGTACGCGCTGCATGACGATGACCTTGGCGAAGGTCTTTGGGTCGTTACCTCGAGTGGACATAACCTGGTCCCACCACTCTAGGGTCGATTCACGCACGGTCTCGGACTCGGCTTCCTTCACGTTGTGTGGGTCGTCCACCACGATGATGTCGCCACCTTCACCGGTACCGGACCCGCTCACGGAAGTGGCAATTCTGCACCCAGTCTTTGAGTTTTCGAAGCGCATCTTCTCGTTCTGGTCCTCGACGATCTGAACGATGTGGCCGAACATGTCTTGGTACCAGGGGCTTTCGATAAGCCGCCGGCACTTCACCGAGTCTCGCTTGCTCAGAACATTCGCGTAGGATGCGAACAGCCAACGCTTTGACGGTTCTCGGATCCAAGCCCACGCGGGCCACAGAACGCTCACGAGCGTCGACTTCATGTGGCGGGGTGGCATGTTGATCAGCAGATTGCGAATTTCGCCGTTCGTCACGGCCTCGAGGTGCTCACAGATGGCCTCTATGTGCCAGCCCGATATAAAGCGACGGCCAGGTTCAATTACGTGCCAAGATTTTTTGGCGAAATAGAGCAGCGATCGCCGACACATCTCGCGGTCCAGATCTTTGTACGTGTAGGGGACCTCAAGAATCTGACTTGTCGCCAACTGGAACCTGCCCACGTTTTAGAAGCGTCATCAGCGATATGACTTCATCGTTGGACAGCTTGGAAAGATCGACTGCATTGCCCTGGTTGATGACGCCGTCGAGTTGGATGACCTCTTTGGGCTTGCCGAGCGTACGCTCCATGAGCTTCTCCACCGTGGTGATGGTGCCCTTGGCGATGTCTTTAAGAACCGCGGCGAGCACGTTCCGCTCGAGCAGCGGGAGGTTCGGGTCCTTTAGACGCACCCCGATTTGGGCCTCGGTCATGTTGACCACGTCCCAGTAGATGCGGGCCACGGTTTCCTTCGAGCTGATTCGAATGGCTTTTACGATGGGCGGCATGACAGGATTGCCCTTTGGATTTAGAACCTGACCTGGCTTTATATCTCGCCCACCGGTTTTTTTACCCTTTGACATGTGACCCCTTTATTATGCCGCTTCGCATATTTTCATCGCAGCGCACTGCGCATAAATAAAATTGTAGCACGAAATTATTTATGGTCGTAGCCCGGATGTCGTAGTCGAGAATCCCGGACTTGCCAACCCAAGCGGTGTAGGTGCTGAAACACGTGTGGATAACTCCTGCAGAAAGCAATCCACCCAACCTGGTGCCAGCGCTGGTGATGGAGCGCGCACAATGGAATGACGTTCCAAGCGTCGTCACCACCACCAGAACCCCTGGTCTTGACGTGGTGGGCTTCGGTGCGGCCCTCTATCCCGCAAGCCAAGCAAGGCAGCTTTCCAATGGCTTTGATGAACAGAGGGTCCTTTTCGACCATCTGCTTATTTAGGTTGTCGTATTCATGGTAGCTCATCGACTTCCACAATCTCCACGCGCACTCTTCCGGCCCCTGGCCTGGCCTTCTCCCAGCGGTAGTCTGGTCGGCCGATGTGGGCCATTGAGTCGTTTTCGATAATGCCAAGCTTCCTCAAGGCGTCCACCACTGGCTTGAACGAGTAGACCAAGCCGTCGAAGTCCGGCGCGACGGATGAGAACCGGGTCAGCTTGAGGGTGCAGCATTTCAGCGGTTGGGGTGGCTTTTTGCCAAGCGTGGC